AAATTAAACACGAAGGCTGGTTGCAACTGTTTACACAGATGCGTAGTCCTTCGGGATTCCTGAGCCGCCGCTTCACTGTGAAGCCGGGCGGTATTTATAACGGTGATAAGGTAGCGATCGACATTCAACGCTTCGGTGAAGACGTGGCAATCGCGATCAAGAAATGCACCGGCCCTAACCTGAACGACATTGATATTTTCACGACTAAAGAGTTTACGCCGCCAGCTTATGGCGAAGCGTTTAACCTTGATGTTTGCGAACTTCTCAACCGTATGGCAGGCGTTGACCCTTACACAGCAGCGTACACCGAGTACGCGGGCCAGTTAGTCGCTAAAATGGCGCAAGGCTTCATGGTGATCGATGATAAGATCCAGCGAGCTGTTGAGCTGCAAGCGTCGCAAATTTTGCAAACGGGTAAATTACTATTGTTGGACGACAACGGCGCGACAGTGTACGAGATCGACTTTAAGCCGAAAGCGACACACTTCCCGACTGTTGGCACCGCATGGAGCGACGCTGTGAACTCGACGCCACTAGACGACATTAAGTCGCTAGCGGATAAAGTGCGCACGGACGGCAAGGTCAACCCTAACCGCTTAACCTTCGGCGACTTGGCTTTTAGCCAGTTTATGAACAGCGACCAAGTACAGGCCGCTCTAAATAACCGCCGCATTGAAGTAGGTTTTATTGACCCTGAAATGGAAGACTCGGGCGCGGTAAATCAAGGCCGTATCTGGATCGGCTCTTACGCGTACGACATGTGGACGTACCCGGAAGAGTACAAGGACCCACAAACGGGCAACCCTGTGAAGTATGTCGCCGACGATAAAGTGGTGGTAGACTCAACGCGCACGCGTTTTGATATGACCTCGGCGCGTGTTCCTTTACCTCTTGGTCCTGATCCTCGTGTTGAAGGTTTACTACCGGGCCGCTTGTCGTCTCGTGAGGGCAGCTTCGACGTAACGCCGAACGTATACCCTACGCCGAACGGTAAGCAGATCATGGGCGAACTTGAAAGTCGCCCGCTGTTGGTCCCTGTACAGATTGACGGCTTCGGTTGTCTTGACGTTAACCCGTAATTAACCCAGCGGGCGCTTCCACAGGCCCGCTCTAATTTTAGGACATAGGACAATGGCAAGTAACAAAGAATTAACAGCACAGGCGATCACACTCGCCGCAGCGTTAGAAATTGAAATCACAACCGACGGCTTGAATAATAAGCAGCTGGGCGATCTTGTTTCTGACTTAAAAGCCAAAGCCAAAGACGCAGAGCACAGCACGCAGGCGGACGGCCCAGCCGAAGCCGAAGCCGAAGCCGAAGCCGAAGCCGAAGCCGAAGCCGAAGAGCAGGCGCCGGGCGTTTATGTAGCCAAAGGCAAGTCGATCACCACAAAGGCGGGTATTTTATCCGCTGGCGACGAAGTGACGGCGAAGCACTTAGCAGGCGGCGACAAAGCACTCGCGCAGCTCGTTAAGGGCGGCCACTGCGTAAAGGTTAAGTAATGGACTTGCACCAGTTAGCAGAAGCGGACCTAGCTTTCACCCTCGAAGGTGACGGCCAGACCGTGACTGTTACCAACCCCGCCGGAACAAGCGCCCCCCTCCAAGCAATTAGCAATGATATAAGTTTGATAATTGACCCGGAGACGGGCGTGCCGGTTAGTGGCCGAAACGCTAACGTCGCGCTACGCGTGGCAAGCCTTCGCGCTGCCGGGTTTGAAATCCCGAAAGGCATAGAAGACGGCGCGGAAGTGCCGTGGCTGGTCGAGTATACGACGGTTACAGGGGAGACAATCACCACTAAAATAATGGCGTCTAACCCCGACCGCGCGCTTGGCCTCGTGACATGCAGACTGGAGCTGGTGCTATGACCGCATTAATTAACACCTTGATCGACAAGCTGGACACGTACGAGATTGTACGCGATAAGGTCGCGCTAATCCTCGCCGAAGAATCCGCCAACCAGCAACAACTGGCGACGGACGAAGGCAAAGACCCCACGCTTTGGAAGCTGCGCGTATATATTGAGCGCACCAACCCTTGGGAATTCTTACGAACAAACGACGGGAAGGTGCCAGACGACCGGTCCCCCGTGATCTGCGTTTGGTTTGACAACTCGAACATGGACGCCAGAGCCTCGCAAACGATTGACCGCCAGCAAATGGACGCGACGATCAATATTGACGTTTACGGGATCGGCGTTACTGAGCTTTTAGCGGGTGGAGCGGGGCACAAACCGGGCGACGAGAACGCAGCCCTAGAAGTGCAACGCGGGGCCCGTCTTGTGCGCAATATCTTGATGGCTGACAGCTACGTAGTGCTCGGGTTCCCGCGCGCTCTTGGCCTAGTTGGACAAAGACAGATAAGCACGATCCAGTCTTTCCAGCCAGAATTTGGGAACCAAAACGCCCAACAGCTGGCTGGTTTGCGCTTGTCGTTACAGGTTAAAACGTCCGAACTTGCACCCCAGACGGAAGCTGTTATTCTTGAAGAGATTAACGCGATCGTACGGGACGAAGACGGGCAAATCTTGATCGACGCTACTTTTGAATCAACGCCATAGGAGAAATGACGATGGCATTAAGCACAGCCGTAGACCTCACCGCAGTAGCGCGTGTGGTTGGCATTAAAACGGAGTTTGTGAACCTCCGCGGCGGCAACGTCGTGAACCTTCCCCAGCGCATAGCGGTGTTCGGTCAAGGTAACTCAGCGGCCACATACTCAACCGACAAGTTCCAAGTCACGAGCGCGACGCAAGCCGCCGAGCGTTACGGGTTCGGATCACCTATTCACCTAGCTGTTAAACAGTTGTTCCCGGCCAATGGCGACGGGGTGGGCACTATTCCTGTGACTATCTACCCGCTAGTTGACGACGGAGCAGCCGCAGCCGCCACCGGGGATATTGCACCGAGCGGCACAGCCACCAAAGCGGGCGCGGCGACTGTTATTATTAACAACATCCGATCGCAAGCGTTTGCAATTGAAGTCGGCGACACCGTGGCGGACGTTGTGACAGCAGCCACCGCGGCGATCAATGCAGTGCTTGACGTGCCTGTTATTGCTGCCGACGCTACGCCGGGCACTTCTACAACGATCGACATTACAGCCAAGTGGGAAGGCCCGACGGGCAACGACATTGTGCTGGAAGTCGAAGGCGGGGAAGACACGGGGATCACCTTCGTGGCAACTCAACCGACCGGCGGATTGGTTAACCCTAACATTGACGCGGCATTAGCTCAGATCGGCAATGTGTGGGAAACGATGGTCCTCAACTGTTTAGACATTGCCGACACGGTAACGCTTGACAAGTACCAAACCGAAGGCGAAGGCCGCTGGGGCGCTCTTGTACGCAAGCCGTTTATGTGTTTTACAGGCAACACCGAAGTAGACGTAGCCACGGCGATCACCGTATCGGACGCACGCAAAACCGACCGCATTAACTCGCAATTAGTAGCGCCGGGTTCTAACGACCTGCCGTTTACCGTTGCAGCGCGCCAGCTCTCACGCATTGCGCCACTTGCTAACAACAACCCGCCTCACGACTACGGCAGCCGCACAGCGGACGGCCTGACACCGGGAACAGACGGGCAGCAGTGGAACTACGCACAGCGCGACCAAGCAGTGAAGGGCGGCAGCTCCACCACAGAAGTGAAAGACGGGGTGATCAACCTCTCGGACATTGTGACCTTCTACCACCCGACGGGCGACCCTACACCGGCGTACCGTTATGTTGTGGACATTGTGAAAGTCACTAACATTTTGTTTAACTTGGATCTGACGTTTGCCAACCCGCAGTGGGACGGCGCGCCATTAATCCCGGACGACCAAGCAACCACAAACCGAACGGCTAAAAAGCCTAAGATGGCGGTCGCAGCAGTCGCAAGCCTGATCGACCAACTCGCGCTGGGTGCTTTCATTAGCGACCCGGATTTTGCCAAAGCTAACACGCTGGCCGCGATTAACGATCAGAACCCTAAACGCCTAGACGTTGCCACCACAATGAAGATCAGCGGGAATACTAATATTATTTCTGTGGACTTCAACTGGGGCTTCTTCTTTGGCACAACGCCGACAGTATAAGGAGGGCTAGATTATGCCAGCAATTGCAGGCTCTATGGAGTCAATCACTATAGACGGCCGCTCCTTCGCAGTGACCGCAGACGCGGACGTAGCGCGAAAACTAGGCGGCTTTGAGAACGCGGTAGAGTCAAACGGCGACGGCACAGCCCGAACCGTGAAAACTCGGGTGCCGTGGTCATTGGCAGGCGTCGTTATCGAAATCGACGATACCCAGTCGGATCAAGAATTTTTGCAGAACTTGCAGGATTCTAACCGCGACGTGCCTGTGACCGGTTCATACGTGAACGGCACGACGTACCAAGGCACAGGCCAGATCGTGGGCGAGGTTGTTTTTAACAACCAGTCAAGCACGGCCTCGCTTGATCTGTCTGGTAGTGGTAAGCTAACACCGCAGTAAAACAGGTTTTGCTCCCCGCGGTTTGTCCTGACCCACCGCCCGGCAACGGGGCGGGGAGCACTTAACAGGACATAAAATTATGAAAGAATTGAAAGTAGCAACCGAAGTAGCGGCAGCAGAGTTTGAACGCTGGGCCGAGTTATTCGAAATCGACACTAGCACGGACGGGCTGGACGAAGAAGAGATCAAAGCCTTTGAAGCCTTCCGCAATAAATTTATTAAGCGCGTGGAAACGGGCGCTATTACATTAGACGACGACGGCGTGATCTCTTTCACTCCGCGCGGTGACGACGGCGACGCGTTAAAGTTTGACGAGCCGACCGGGTCTTTACTATCTGCACGCTTGAAGAATGACAGCGACGTACAGGCCGCGCGCCGTGTGCTTGCTGCATGGTCGGGTGCTGCACCTAAACGCTTTGCGGACATGAAGTTGCGCGACTTTAACTTCTGCTCGGAGCTCTTGGCTTTTTTCGGCAATTCGTGACCGTTGACTTGGTGCGCCGTGGTAGCTCTATTCGCTGCCGTGGCGTTACCGCTGCACAATCCGCTCTTTTGCAAATAGCGCGAGACTATGCAGGACTTCCCGACGTTCGCGAGCTAAAATTAAGCGAAATACTTTTTTATTATGACGGGCTACGCGGGGAACTAGAACAACGCACAGCACCACGGAGCTAAGCACATGGCGACTAAGTTTGCAGTAGAGACGATATTCAAAGCAGTGGACCGCATATCCGGGCCGCTTACTCGCATGACTTCCAGCGTTAACCGTTTCGCCAATACTGCGGAGCGGAGTTTGGGCCGTGTCAATAAGGGCCTAAACCGCACCAGCTCCGCCATAACTTCCGGCGTAAAAGCCACAACCGCAGCTGCAGCAGTAAGCGGCGCGGCACTCGCTAAGGTCACGAAGACCGGCGCAGAATTCGAGCAGCAGATCACCAACGCCGCCGCCAAGTTCCCGGGAGAAATCCGCCGGGGTACTAAAGCATTCGGCGAACTATCAGACGCGGCCCGACAAGTAGGCAGCGCGACCGAGTTCTCAGCGTCCCAAGCTGCGGGCGCTCTCAACTTTTTAGCAATGGCGGGCTTTGACGCGGATCAGTCGATCGGTGCTTTGCCTAAAGTTGTGGACCTAGCCACAGCGGCAAACCTTGACCTAGCCACAGCGGCCGACATAGCATCGGACGCGTTGGGGCAGTTCAACATGACGAGCAAAGACTCGGAAAAACAAACGGCGAACCTGTCGCGCATTATGGACGTAATGAGCAAGACGGCGACTTCCGCCAACGTGACGGTCGAGCAACTATTTGAAACATTCAAAGACGCGGGCCCGGTAGCAACCGCAGCCGGTGCAAGTATTGAAACGGTGAGCGCGCTATCTGGCGAGCTTGCCAACGCAGGCATAAAAGGCAGCAGAGCGGGCACAGCCCTTCGCGCCGTATTCGGACGCCTGCAAGCCCCTGTCGGCAAGTCTGCCGAAGTGCTCAAGCGTTTAGGTATTGAGACACGCGACAGCGCGGGCAACATGCTAGACGTGGTCGACATTCTCGGCACGCTTGACAAGTCGCTGGCAAAATTTGGCACCTCAGAAAAAGCCGAAATATTAAAAACGGTATTTGGTGAAGAGCCGATCGCAGCGGTTAACGTGCTTTTAACTGCCGGTTCTAAGAAGCTGGACACCTACCGGGGGGCGCTTGAGAAGACAGCGGGCAGCACTAAGAAGCTGGCCGACGTTATGCGGGACACCACCCAAGCGGACGTCAACGGCATGACCTCGGCAATTGAAGGGCTAACAATAACATTTTTCGGCTTGAACCGTGACGGCATTCGGGCGGGCCTTGGGGGCTTTACCGAGTGGATC